GACGAACTAGAATTAAGCGATGAGTATACAACTTATTGCGTATGGGTAGAACCTATGAGTGATGAGAAAAGACAACGACTCATCAAACCTAGAGGCCCAAAGTTAGTTACTACAGCCATGAAGAAGATACGTCCATATATGGAAGACGAAGAGGTTCGTAGATATCTGCGAGACTACGAGGATCTCGGATTTACAGATCTACCTGATTGGCTGCAACGTGAGTTAATAGCAAGAGATTTACCTCACGAAATAAGAAGACCCA